TTGGATTTATCTATCACATGTCAGTGATATTAAATGGAAATACTTATGCCTATATTGGTAAAAAGAATTTCTTTTCAAATGTAAAAAAGAAACTTGGTAAAAAAGCTTTAGCATTAGTTACTGATAAAAGGTTAAAGAAATATACTAAAGAACAAAAAGCTAATTTTGAAAATTACTATAGTAGCAATCAACAATTAAAAGAAGCTCACAAAGCAGGAGTTATTATTAAAAGAGAGATCTTGTTAATTTGTTATTCTGCTACAGAATTAACTTATCAAGAAGTAAAGCACCAGTTTAAATATGAAGTGCTTGAGAAAGAAAATTATTTAAATGCCAATATCCTTGGCAGATTTTACAAAACAAAATAATTATGAATGAAAATGAAATGACAGACCTTCTATTAAAGTTGGCTGACCTTGGTGTGACCGGAATTAAGATATTCTACTCAGGTGGAGGAGATTCAGGAGATATTGATGATGTTGTATATACTACAACAAAAGAAGCTAGTTTTGATGATATTAATACTTTAAATAGTTATGGAGAAAATCTTCTTAATTTACAAACACTTGATGATGAACTTGCAGATAAAATAAAAGATTTTGCAAATGAAAACATTCTAAATGATTTAGAAGATTGGTGGAATAATGATGGTGGATATGGAGTAATGCTTATTAAAATTCCTTCAGGTCAATATGAAATCAGTAATATGATTTATGTTACTGATACTGAAGAATTTGAACATGATGGGGATTTAATTAGTAAAACTTTAGAATAATGGCACATCCATGGGAACATGCAAAATCTTCTGCTAGAAAGTTTGGTAATATGATTATTTAATTGTACATTTACTATATATTTAATTATAATCTTATGAGCAAATTTAAAAGAACAATGGTTTTTACTTCAGGAGAAGTTTTAAAAACTGCAAAAGGTGTATTAACAGATTGGACATTTATTAATGAATCTCATTCTAATTCAATTACTGGTAGAAGATATATAAATGCTAAGTGTAAGTGTGGTAGAGAAAAAACTATTTGTATTAACAATATTAGATGTGGTAATAGCATATGTTGTGGAAAAACACCTTGTGGAAAAAAAATAACTAAAGAAAGAGATATAGAAGTAGGTTATAGATGTATTTTGTATGTATATAAAAAACATGCAAAAGATAGAGGATTTACTTTTGATCTTGATTATGATTATTTTAAAAAATTAACAAAAGGTAACTGTCATTATTGTGGAATAGAACCTATTCAGGTTTATCAATTAAAAAACCCTAAAACTGGTAAAATTAGATCTGGTGTACCTGTAATATATAATGGTGTAGACAGAGTTGATTCAACTAAAGGTTATTTTAATGATAATGTAGTTACTTGTTGTAAAATTTGTAATAGAGCTAAAAGTAATTTACCTCTTGATGAATTTAAAGAATGGGTAAGTAAAGTTTATTTAAAAACAATTAAAATTAATTAAAAATGAGTCATCCAATACAGCATGCTAAATCAGCAGCAAGAAGATGGGGAGGAGTATGGGAGGATTATATAGCTATTGAGGAGTGGTTTGATGAAACTAAGGCTTGGATAGGACACAGTAAACACAGAATGTTTAGACATCATAGTGAAGGTATATTTGAATGTGAAAAAGTATTTGGTAACTCATTTATAAATTCAAATGGTAAAACTGTATACACTAGATATGTTGCAGAACAGCATGTAAAAGAAGATTGTAATAATTACATTCCTACTGCTAAAGAATGGGTTGATATGATATCATCAGGTAAACCTAAAGAATGGGCAATAAAAACACTTAAAATAGAAGACTGATGACAGAAGAAAGAAAAGAAGAATGGTATTCAAAAATTAAAGAAGCATCTGCTCTTTGGTTTAAAGAAAATCCTGATTATCATCCTGCATTTAATTATTATGATTCAGGTGAAGTTAGTATTCCAAATGATCCTGAGTACTATAGATTACCTACAGCAATGTGGAAAGAATATCATGAAGAATTGTATAATGCTAAAATAGAAGACTAATGAAGATTATTGGAATAATAGTATTGGTTATACTAGGAATCAGTTTATTACTGTTAACATGCATGGGTTTGTATGCTCTTTGGTTTATGGCTTTTCCTGAATTTATTAATAAAATAAAAACTAAAATTAAAGACTAATGGAAAAAATAATAAAATGGTCAGGATATGATTGGATAACTCAAGAAAGATGGGGAAATATTCATCCAGATAAACTATATAATTGGTATGATTCAAGTGCTGTAGAAATTGTAGGAGAAAACTTAGTATTAAAAACTCATTACAATCCTAAAAAGTTTACAGTTAATAACAAGAAAATTATAAGTAACTATGGTGTCGGGTTAGTTTCTAATACAACCAAATTTGAGTATGGCTATTTTGAAATAGAAGCAAAATTACCAACAGGTAAAAATTTATGGCCTGCTTTTTGGATGTGGTCATTTGATGCTTGGCCTCCAGAAATAGATATTCTTGAAGCTTATAGTTCTATAAAAAAACCATCTTATTTTAAATTTTATTTAGACTCATTGTTTGGTTTTTGGAATGTTCAAACAAACTATCATTATGAGACAAAAGATAAAAAAGGATCAGTTGGAGGTAAAACACATTGGTTTGGATTTAAAAATCCACAAAAAAACTTTATTAAATACGGATGTTTATGGGAAGAACATCAAATTGTTTTTTATTACAATGAAAAAGTAGTTAGAATTATTAAAGATAAAGCAATACTAAGCAACCTTAAAGGTGCTAAAATGAATGTTATAATAAACAATCACATTAGAAAAGATATTGGTAATGTTGGCTCATCTGAGTTTATTATAAAAAGCTTTAAGTACACAAAAAATATGTAATAAGTTATATAAAACATTAATTAAAACATTTAAAATAGAAAAATAATGACAGAAGAAGAATTATATAAGTGGATATACAATTTAAAATTGCAAACACTTACAGATGAACTTAAAGATACTATAGTTGAAAAAATTCAAGATGTAGTTTGGACTTTAACAAATAAATAATATGATTTTAAACAAACAAGAAATTAAAAACATATTGAATATGTTACTTTCTGAAGATAAAGAAAATGCTATAATTGCTTTTTCTTGTCTTAACAACTATGCTTATAAAAAACATTTAGGTTACTTATTAGTATTATATCAATTTGGTAGAACATCAGCTGAAGAATGGGAAAAAGAATGTAAAAAAGTTTTTAAACTTATAAAAAATGTTTTAAAACTTAATAATACAGACTATAGATTACCCTCTTCTACAGTATTTTCTGCTTTAATAGATAATAAATGTAATGAAGAATCAATAGAATTATATTTAGAATTATTTACTAATCAACTTTCTAATAATTTATATAATATGGGTTATCCTACAGATAAATTAGAAATAAATGTAAAAATAAAAGACAATGACTAGAGAAGATACTTTAAGTAAAACAGGAAAAGATTTAATGTTGAAAGAGCCCTATTATGGGTTCTTTCTCATTAAACTAAATAAAATTTGGAATAATAGAGTACCAACTGCTGGTGTTTGTAAAAATGGTATTAATTACCAATTAGCAATAAATGAAGATTTTTGGACAAATTTATCTGAAGATCATAGATTAGGTTTACTTAAACATGAGCTTTTACATATTGCTTTCGGTCACTTAACTACTGTATTTAAATTTAGTGATAGAAGATTAGCAAATATTGCTATGGATATGGAAATAAATCAATATATTAGTGATGACTTACTACCAGTTGGTGGTATTGATATTAATAATTATCCTGATTTAAATTTAAATACTAAAGCAGGTTGTAGATATTATTATGATAAGCTTAAAGAAGCTAAGAATGAGAAAGATACAAATGGTACAAGTGGTGATGAAAAGTATGATGATCTTTGTGATCAAATGGATGCTGGTGATGGTGCTGATCTGCCTGACCATAGTACTTGGGATGATTTTGAAAATCTTACAGAAGCTGAACAAAAGCTTATTGAGAAACAAGTACAGAAAATACTCTCAGATGCAAAAGAAGACACACTTAAAAAGAGAGGTAATGTACCTGGAGAAATAGAAGGTGTTCTTATACTTGAAGAAGTTGTTGCTGCCAAGTTTGATTGGAAAGGATATATCAGAAGATTTAATGGAGTTTCAACTAAAGTTTATACTAAGAAAGTTAGAAGAAAAGAAAATAAAAGATATGATGCAAATCCTGGTCTTAAAATTAAGATGAAACAGCATATGTTATTGGGTATTGATACTTCTGGATCAGTAAGTGATCATGAACTACAAGAGTTTATGAATGAAATACACCATATACATAAGTCAGGTGTAGATATTACAGTTATACAATGTGATACAAGAATCAATTCTATTGAAGCTTACAAAGGTAAATTAGAAATGACTGTATCAGGAAGAGGAGGAACAGAGTTTGATCCTGTCTTAAACTATTATAATGAAAATCAAGGTTTATATACAAGTTTAGTATATTTTACTGACGGTGAATGTAATACATCTGTAACACCAAAAGGAAATGTTCTTTGGGTTTTGTCAGAACAATCATATATGAATGAAGATCTTCCAGGTAAGGTCATTAAATTAGAATTATAAAAAGAAAATTATGAGTCAAGTACAATTAAATGTTGAAGAATTAAAAGGATTTATTAAGCACATGGTTAACAATAACCAACATATTCAAAAGGAAGGTAAAGTTCCTGTAGCTATTAATATTGAAGGAGATGCAGGTCTTGGTAAAACTTCTGCTATTATGCAGTTAGGTAAAGAACTTGATATGCAAGTGGTAAAGTTAAATCTATCTCAGTTAGAAGAATTAGGTGACTTAGTTGGTTTTCCTGTAAAAGAATTTGAAATAACAAATGCTGAAGGTAAAACTACCTGGATTAATGAATCTCAAATAAATGCAGCTACTGCAAAAGGTTATAAAATATCAGGAAAAAGAATGTCCCATGCTGCTCCTGAATGGATTCAAGGCAAAGGTGAAGGTGGATTTTTAGTATTAGATGATTATACTAGAGCTGACCATAGATTCATGCAAGCTACCATGGAGATTTTAGATAGACAAGAATATGTTTCTTGGAAACTTCCTAAAAACTGGCATGTAATCTTAACTACTAATCCAGACAATGGTGACTATAATGTTACTAGTCTTGATGTAGCTCAGAAAACAAGATTTATCTCATGTGAGCTTAAGTATGATGTAAAAGTATGGGCTAAGTGGGCTGAGACCGCAAATATTGATGGTAGATGTATAAATTTCATGTTAATGCATCCTGAATTAGTCACACAAAAGATTAATCCAAGATCAGTAACTACATTCTTTAATGCTATTAGTTCTATTTCTAAGTTTGAAAATGACTTACCTTTAATCCAAATGATTGGTGAAGGTTCAGTTGGTCCAGACTTTAGTTCTATGTTTACTATGTTTATCAATAACAAATTAGATAAAATTATTTCTCCGGAAGATATCTTGACTAAAGATGAAGCATATGTAATGGGAGCATTAGATGCTTCTGTAGGTAAAGATGATGATTTTAGAGCAGACTTATCTAGTATTATTGCTACCAGAGTAATAAATTATTCTTTGGTTTATTCTGAAAAGAATACAATTACAGATGCATTTACTAATAGACTAATTAAACTTACTACAGATTGTAATGCATTTACTGATGACCTTAGATATTATATGATTAAGGAAATTGTAAATGGCAATAAACTTAAGTTTAGTAAACTGATGATGAACAGTGATGTTGTTAAAATGGCTGTAAAATAAATTAATTATTAATCATAATAAGGGAGGGTAAAACTTCCCTTATTTAATACAAAAAAATGGCATATTTATATTTAGATTTTCATTATTCACTTGAAAATAATAGACTTATTGAAGTTGATGTAAAAATTGAAACAACAAATTATTTTGATCCAAGTATTGATACTTTTAATATTAATCAAAATGGATACACTCCTATGAAAGGAGATAAACTTTATTTTTTACCAGGCGTTAATATTCCTAGGATAAAACTTAAAGACTTGGCTACTAAATTTGGTATCCGTACAGTAAGAGATGTAAGTGAAGCAAATGTAATATTTGGTTCTTCTAAAACAAAAGATAAAATAACAGGATATTCATGGAAATATAAAATTCCAACAACTCTTGTGCAATTATTTTTTGAAACATATAAAAATGATATGGATGATTATCAATTTAGTAAAATAGATAATGCATTAGAATTTTATACAGAAGAATATATTTTAACTGATTGGTCAACAGCAAGAACTTTTACAGATAATGACCTACCACAGTGGAACAGTTATTCACAACAACCAGCATATACAGACTATCACTCAAAAAGTAGATCTAGTTCAGAGCATGTGCATGAAATAAATAAAGATTATATTCATTTATATCAACTTATTAAAGGTAGAGAAATTATAGATGAATCTTGTTTATTAGATCAACTTAATGGAGATGATGCTGTTATAATAGATGCTGATATGTTTACACAATTATCTACAATGTTTAATAGTTCAGATGATGATAATCATATTCTTGCTATGGAGATACTAGCTAATTCTAAGTATAAAGAAAGTTTATTATATATTGAAATGTTATTTAAAGATTATTCATATAAAATAGGAAATTGTCATACTAAAAATCATGTTAATTTTAAATCTTTATTAAGTTATTTAGGTAAAGCTAATAGATATATTGACACTAGTTTAGATAATATAATGGAATCTTTGATATCTAAAAAAGTTTTAACTAAGGATAAAGTAGATATATTACTTTATAACTATGGTGATGAAATAAAAAATAGAGGAGACTCAAATTACTTTAAAGTGCAGACAATAACAGTAAATGAAGATACTCTAAGTTTATTAAATGAAAATTATAATTATAAAGTTATTAAAGACTATGAGCCTTTAATTGTTGAAAACTTAGAAGAAGAAGAATTAGATGAAGTTATAGAAGATGAATTAATAACTGAAATTGTTAATGAACCTATAGAAATTGAAATAATAATTGAAGATGAAAAAGAATTACTAATATTAACAGAATCTAAAACAGAATCTAATGAATCTACAGATATCGACTGGTTCTGATGAACTAGATAACTTTTATAAAAAAGATTTTTATTTTAGTTATAGCAGTATAAATAAACTTTTGTTTTCACCAAGAATGTTTTATTCTCATTATGTATTAAAGCAGAAGGAAGATAGTAAGGATGCTCACCTGGTAACAGGGAGTGTCCTTCATTGTCTTTTATTTGAACCAGATACCTTTGATGATAAATTTATTTTATTACCTGGAAAACTACCAAGTGGAAACAATAAAATAATTATTGATAATATTTTTAAATATCATTTTAAATCAGAAAATAATTTATTATCTTTGGATGATTATTCTCAGGAGATTATTTCTGAGCTCTATACAATTAACTTACACCAATCTCTCAAAACAGATCAGCAAAGGCTTGATAAAATTCTCACAACAGATCACAAGGAATACTTTGAATTTTTAAAATTAAGTTTATCTAAAGCAATAGTAGATCAAGACACTTTGAGCGGCTGCAAAGTAAGTGTTGAGATACTTAAACTTAACAGTTCTGTTAGGGCTTTACTACAACTTGATAAAACAAAAGAGGATACTCACATCACTGTGCATAATGAGTTGCCATTAGCTATTGATGTTGATAATTTATCTTTTGGTTTTAAAGGTATATTAGATAATGTTGTTATAGACTCTGAGTCTAAAACTGTATTTATTAATGACCTTAAAACAACTGGTAAAAACTTAATAGACTTTCCAGAATCAGTTCAGTATTATAAGTATTGGATGCAAGCTGTTGTATATGAAAAATTAGTTTTTCAAAAGTTTATAAAAGATTTACCAGATAGTCTTGAATGGAATATAATTGTTACATTTATTGTAATAGATAAATACAACCAAGTGTATCCTTTTCAAGTCTCACAAGAAAGTTTAACTATTTGGCAAGATAACTTTGAAAAAATTATTGATACTGTAAAGTATCATTATGAAAACAAAGATTATACTTTACCTTATGAGTTAGCAATTGGTAATTTAAAATTGTAAATTATGGCTTTAACTGCGCTTTATAGGAAGTATTTCCAAAAGTCTAAGATATTTATGTATCCTATCTTAGACATAAAAAGAGGATCATGTGCTGTTCCAACTGAAACATATATTAGTTGGAAAGATATACATAACTCTGAGGATGCAAAACTAATCTGTGTTTATCACACTAAAAATGACCCAGAATATATCCAGTTTGAAAATAATGTTTTATTAAAACATAACAGACTATGTGATTATTCTAAGGTAGATAGCACAACTAGTGTATTTATATTTGATTTTTCTGATTTAAAAAATGATTGGTTCCAATTTATAAATGGAAAGTATAGTAAAATCAATGAAAGTCTGAAGCGCAAAATTTTAAATTATTTTGATGATAATAGTGCAAACCATATTTATGTAGAAAGTTATTTGTTTCCAGATAAGTTTTATGAACAATATGCAAGTATACTAAATGTAGATGTTAGCTTACTTAAAACAGTAGGTGAATTATGTACTAAACCTGATTTAGAAAAAGAAACACTACTGATTATAGTAGAAAATTTGGAAAATATAAAAATTCTAAATTAATTTGCATTAACTTTATTAAAAAATAATAAAATGAGAAAAAATAGTGAATCAAAAGGTTTTACTGAAAGTGAAAAAAATTCATCTCAATTAAAAAAAGCTACTTCTAATAAATTAAAATCTTTAATAAAAGGTCAAAAAATAGAAGCAGGTTATAAAAAAGTAAATTATGATGAATTAATGAATCCATACAGGGAATTACTTAAAGCAAATCCTAAAGCTAAAAAAGAAATGCAAAAATTATTATATAAAACCAAAGAAATAATAAATAAAAAATCTAATGTTAAAAATAACAAAAGATAATTTATTTTATTAATTTTAACAGTTAATTAAAAATTAAAACAAAATGACAGAAAAATCAATGATGCTGGTTCAAGCAACCTGGCAAGACAAACAAACTTTTAGATTAATACCTATTAGTGATAGTTGTCCTTATGTAGAATGTATATTTGATCCGGGAACTAAGGTTTTTGTAATTATCTCTAAGCTTAAAAGAACATCTTTACAGATGCTTCCTAAATTAGATGAATATGGTCAACCTGTAACAGGAGCTAAGGGTCAGCGTGAAGAAAGACATAAATTAGATGTGTTTCAAGAATTTTATATTGAAGACAAGATAGCTGTTAAAGACTTAATACATCTTTTTGCTATCAATGCTAAAACATTTGATTATGATGCATTTATGTCTGAAAAAGAAGAAGAACTACCTGTTGCAGGAGTTTAAATTAAATAACAAAAGTAAAGGGTGGATATTATTGTTCACCCTTTTTTATTAACTAAACGGGGAAACAGCTTAACTGAATGATAACCTATGAGGACACATTATGTGATGGATTATGAAACTTTATCAAATTGTTTCATTGCTTGTTTTGAGTCTGTAAATTCTGAAGAACAACATATCTTTGTTGTTCATGAATCAAAAAATGATCTAGTAGAACTTTTAAAATTCTTTGAAAGAAATGTTTCTTTTGATGAATGGCATGTATCCTTTAATGGATTAAGTTTTGACAGTCAGATTACTGAATACATAATAAGAAATAAATATGAGTTATTAGATGAACCTGCAGAAACTGTTGCAAAATTTATTTATGCAAAAGCACAGGACATAATAACCAACCAAAATGAAAATAAATTTTCTGAATTTAGTCCTAAAGATTTACATATAAAACAAATAGATGTTTTTAAATTAAATCATTGGGATAATCCAGCAAAAAGAAGTTCATTGAAATGGATACAGTATACTATGGATTGGCTAAACATAAAAGATATGCCAATACACCATGCTAGTAGTATCACAGAAGACCAAATAGAAAGTATAATAAGTTACTGTATAAATGATGTTAAGTCTACAAAGGCCATAATGCATTTAAGTAAGGAACAGATTGCTCTTAGAAAAACTTTAACTGAAGAATATAATATTAATTTATTTAGTGCTTCAGAACCAAGGATATCTAAAGAGTTGTTTTTACATTTCTTACATAAGCATACTGGTATACCAAAATGGGATCTTAAAAATATGAGAACAAGTAGACCAAAGATAGTAGTTAAAGATATTATACTACCTTATATAGAGTTTAAAACAGCAAGTTTCCAAAATCTTCTTAAAAAATTCCAGGACGTAATTTTATATCCAGGAGAAACTAAAGGAGGATTTAAATACTCTGTAAACTATAGAGGTGTTAAAACTGATTTTGGTTTAGGTGGTGTTCATGGTGCTAGAACTAGCAAAGTATATAACTCTACTGAAGATACTGTAATTATGACATCAGATGTTACTAGTTTTTATCCAAATTTAGCAATTAGAAACAAATGGTCTCCTGCTCATTTACCAAGAGAAGAATTTTGTAATCTGTATGAGTGGTTCTTTGAAGAAAGAAAAAAGATTCCTAAGAAAGATCCTAAGAATTATGTATATAAAATTATATTAAACTCTACTTATGGGCTCAGTAATGATGCTAATAGTTTTCTATATGATCCTGAGTTTACTATGAGGATTACAATTAATGGTCAGCTTAGTCTTACTATGTTATATGAGATGATATGTGAAGGGATTCCCGAAGCTATTCCTATAATGCAAAATACTGATGGTTTGGAGACTATAATACCAAAAGATAAAGTAGATAAGTATAAGGAAATATGTGCTGAATGGGAAAAAATAACAATGCTAGAACTGGAACATGATACATATAGTAAAATTGTTTTAGGTGATGTAAATAACTATATAGCAGTTACAGCAGATGGTAAGTCTAAATGTAAAGGTAGATTTGAGTTTAAAGATTTAGCTCTTCATAAAAATAAAAGTTTCTTAATTATACCAATGGCTCTTCATGAGTTCTTTGTAAATGGTGTTGAACCTATAGATACAATTAAAGCTAACAAAAACATATTTGATTTTTGTGGTGGTGTAAAAATAAAAGGAGATTGGAATTTTTGGGAACATGTGATTAAAGAAGGAGAATACAGTGTAAATGAAATACAACACACTATTAGATATTATATGTCTAACAATGGAAGTAAGATTGTTAAGAAAAATAATACAGACAATAGAGAGATACAAATAGAAGCTGGAAAGTGGATGCAAAGTATCTTTATAAATTATGAAGAAAAAGAATTTTCTGAATATGATATTAATTATGATTACTACATACAAAAAGTAAAAAAAGAAATAGAAGGGCTTTTGCCTAATAGACACCAATTAAGTTTATTTTAATATGCCAAAGAAAATTAAAGATTGCACATGGGATTACCTAACAGGAATTCCTTTACCGGTACATGCTGATACATATACAGTTATTAGTCATGAAAATGTGATGGATTACTCAAAAACAGCATTAATTAATGCAGGTTTTACAATTGAAAGAGAAGAATATAGAGCAACTGCTGATGGGCAGATTGCTCAGGGAGTTTTTAGATTACACTATGGAACTGACCAAGAATTATCAATGATGTTTGCATGGACTAATAGTTATAACAAGCAAGTAAGATTTAAATGTGCTGTTGGTGCTTATATAAATACTAACGGAACTGTGATGGTATGTGGGGACATGGGTAACTGGGCAAGAAAACATACAGGAACAGCTGACACAGAAACAATAGCTACAATTACTGAACAAGTAACTAATGCACACATGTATTATAATCAATTAGTATCTGATAAAAATGTTATGCAAACTATTAGTATGACTAAAAGAAAACAAGCACAATTATTGGGCATATTATTTGCTGAGTATCAAATACTTACTACTGAACAAGCTAGTATAGTAAGACAGCAGATGGATAAACCAAGCTATGTGTTTGCAGATAATAATAGTTTATGGGCATTCTATAACTATGTTACTTTAGCTTTACAACAGTCACATCCTAAAACATGGATGGAGGATCAGAGAATATTACATTATTTTATTAATTCTGTAAATAATTTTCCAGTGTGTAGTCAACCTGCACAGGTTCCTGTAGAAGAAGTTATAGTTACTGAAGACACTGAAGCTAATTTTAATTTTAAAGATGTTATAGAAGCAATTGATCCTAATCAAATTAGTTTGTTAGATCAGATTGCTGACATGGAAGCTGATATGATGGATGAAGATATTAGATATGCTGCAAATGAAGCTGAGGAAACAGTATTAAATGAAGAAGAAGAGATCTATAATGAAATAGAAGTAGAAGAACTAACTATAGAACAACCTGAAGAATCTATATTGCAATATACCGATAAAGATGGTAATACATTTGAATCTATAGAATTTCATAATGCAGCTGTAGAACATTCATTAACACCTACAGAAGAAGAATATGAGTTATATGAAGCTGATCTGAATACATTAGAAACAAAAAAAATAGATAAAGAAGAAGCTAACTTTGATTTAGATTTTACATCCACTACAGATGCAGAAGATAATGAGAGTGTTGCAGATTTCTTTTAATGATGCTTATGGATTAAGCATATTATCAAGAAGAGGGGGGTACAGAAATGTGCTCCCCTTTTTTTTTATCCTATCCTTTCAAGTTTGTAAATATTTCTTGCTTCTTAATAGCCCAGTAAGGACTTAAGTTCTTACCTGATAATCCAAGTATACTACCTAAATGATTCCATATTTTATACTCACCTTCTTGTTGCCATCCATATGGACCAACATCTTGCTTATAAATAGCAGTATCGTCTCCTGTCATTATATAATATAAGTCTTTTATTATTTTTTGATATAAATCAAATGTAGGACCCATTACAATTGTACTTGTTTTGCTAAAACTTGACCATTCACTTAATCCTAATCCTGGAAATGGAATCAAACTACTATTTTCTTTTTGTACCATAATAACTTGATATAGCATATGATTGTATACCCAACCTGCTCTACCATATTTTGCTTCTCTATCTTTTAACTTTTGAAATCTATCTTCATCATCATCTTTATAGCCAAATATAAAAATAATAGCTAAAGAAGATAAACCTATTAACATACCTTCCATTATAATTTCATAAGCAGCAATTTTTTCTTCTTCTTTCATTATTGGCCAATAGTTTTTATAATCTGTAATTACTTTATATGTGCTTTGTAAAAATGTAATATACTTACCTTTAGTAGTTTCATTTAAATCCCAATCCCATACATCACCACCACCATTTTTGATAGTATTGAAAAAACCTTTTGAAGTATCCATTTGGAATCTAGATAAAAACATACCTGTACCAAACTTTCTTGAGAATGATGCTACATCATATAGTAAATGTTTTTCTGCAATAGGTCCTTCAATTGATGCAACAGTACCATTTAATTTTTTATTAGCACTTGCCATTCTAAGTTTCATCATATTAAACTTAGTATTTCTTGATATAATAAGTTCTTTACCATCTTCTAATTTAGCATTTGTTTCTATTTTATTTTTCTTTGCTAACTCTTCAACAGTCATATGATATTGTTTAGCAATTGATGCTAAGGTATCTCCCGGAACTACAGTATGATCAGTATAGTTCATTCCCCATTCAGGATTAATACCATCTTTTACTTTTGCAATACCATCTTCACCTATTATAAAAGCATCTGCATATTTAATTTTTGTAACTGAACCATCAGGTTGTACCTGATCAACTTCTTGCCATTCCATTAAACCAAATCCTAGTTCAAGTGCACCTTTTACTTCAGTTATTTTTCTATCAGAATACATCCAAGCACCATCAGCTAAATTTTTAATTGCTGTATTTGTATGAGTTCTTGTTGCATCTTTTTTAGTTTTACCTGGAGACATATCAAATGCATCCATTAACTGCATATCTAAACTTTTCAAACCTGTTGTATATGTACCTGAAGTAACATATTCAGTTGTAACTTTCCAAACTCTAGGTTCTGCTCTTGCTATTGCAGGTAAATTAATATGTTTTCCACCTGCAGTTTTTATAAGTTTTTGAAAAGTCATTCCTGCTTTATTCTTAATAGTAGAAATAGGATTTCCAGCATAAAATGCTACACTTGCTGCTCCCATTGCTCCTCTTACTATCTTAGATAAAACAGGATTTTCTTGTTGAAATTCTGATACATTTTCTCCATACCACATTCTATTAATAGTATCTTTAGCATATTGTAATCTTGTATTTGTATCTCTTTTCAAAAACACTGTCATTTTATTTTGAGCATTAGATAACTTACTACTTGCTCTATCTAATCTATCTAAAGCATTATCTGGATCTCCAAGAACATCAAGAACAGCTGAAGCTGAAGACTGAGAGTTAATCAAAACTTTTTGTATATCTAAAGATCTCATATAGTTTAATTCAGATGTTATTACATCTAAAGAAACTGAATTAATTGGCATTTTATATAAACCAGATACTGGAACTTTTGGTAATGGTTTTCCTTGTAAATCAGTTGGAACATATATAAAATTAGGATCAAAATTTGCTTGACCAGATTCCGCATCATCTGCAGCTTTAAATATTGAAGCGTTTAATGCATCTTTAATAGCTGATGTTTTATCTTTTATATCTTTAGTTAATTCACCAGATTGACCATATTCAAGATTAGTATTTATTCTAAATCTAGGAAAATCTAAATACATTCTAGATGTATAAGGACTATCTTCTTGATTTTTAAGTCTTTGTTTTTTAATAGCTTCTAGTAATTTAAACTCAGGACTATTAGCTTTTTTCATTTCATAGTACCTTTCATTCATATACTTTCCAAAAGCACTTCCTATAGCTTGTTCTTTAGGTAAAAAGTTTCCACGGTTATCAATATGAGTACCAACTTCTAACTCAATTTTACCTGTCTTAGCATTAAAGCCTGTTTTATATTTATCTTTAATTTTAGTATAAGAATATTTTGCAATTGGAACACCATCAATAGTTATCTTTTCACCAGTAATAGGATCTATAAGTTCTGTCTTTTTAAAATACTTAGGATTTGAAGGTTTTGAAACTGTCCAAGCTTTAGTTCTAAAAAATCTAGATTCATATACTCCAAGTTCAGGATTAAATACATTTTTTTCATAATGATTTCTATCAAACCACTCTGAAAATCTTGGACTATCAGCTTTTGCTTGAAGAGTATTTTGTGAATTAATCCAATCATCTGCAGTATCAATTGTAATAGGTTCTAATTCAAGTTCTCCTAGTGCAGTATTAAATGAATCAACATAATAATCAGTAGCAACATTGTCTGTTAACTCTGCTAATTTTTTGAACAAACCTCTTAAGTAAGTAATTTCTTGATCTGATAAACCAAAGGCTGTTCTATTAGCTACAAGTGACTGATACTCATTCTTTTGTTCTTGGGTCATCTGAGATGCTTTTCCTGCACCAATTATTTTTTCTTCATAATACCTAAGCTTATAAGCTTCAGTTTTTGATAAACCAGTTTTTTTATCAAAGCTTTCAGAAAGAACTACTATTTCTTCTTCAATAGCTTTTAGTTTTCTGATAGAGTCAATTCCAAGTTCAGTTCCATTTGGTTCCCCATCTTTATCTGTTACTCTATTTGTAATAGTATATCTTTGCTCATAAAGACTGGCAAGCTTCTTAGATATTTCTGCTCCTTTTGCTTTTTCATTAATAGCATTTATCTCAGCAAGAACATCATTTTTATCTTGAAAGTATTCATCTGTATAAGCTATTCTTGTGTTTTTTTCAAAAAACTTTTTAATTTCTGCATCATATTTTTCAGGTGTAGCATCTTTAGTAATACCTAAACTTGCAAGTTCAGTATTAATAAAGTGCTCATAATCTCTTTGAAATTTATCTAAGACTGGAACAGA